ATTTTTTATGTCAGAATCGGTGAGTCCGAGTTCTTTCATCAATTTCTTTTCTTTTGCAATCTGGCGAAGTTCGGTTTCCCAGTCCTTGCCTTGAAGTGCATATTCGCTTGCCAGAGTGGTCGTGTTGTTTTTTAGTCTAAATCCTTGGGCACGTGCTTCTTTTTGCGGGTCGACATGCGAAAGGCCGTCCCAAAACCAGCAGTGCTGAGGTAATTGATGGTCGATGGATATTGGATTTATCAGGAAATATTCACGCAGCCATGCATGCAAAATTCGATCCAGAATCACAGATGCGATAAATGACTGATCTACCCGGATTGCCTTGAAATAAACCTGATGGTCAAGCCTGCCGGATGCGTAGTTGTAGCCGCTCGAATTTCCCTTGGCGATGTTGCTCGGCATCAGGATGCAACGGACGCATTCATCTATGAGTTTATCCACATATTCGGCATAAGTGGTGCTCGGTTGCTTGGGATCAAGTTGGCCCATCTTCCAGCCGCCGGGCATGGTCATAAGCATATTGCGTTCAAGCTCAATCATTGCCAGCGGATCAACTTCGTCAGCTTCACCGTTTGGAGGCGCGTCAGTATACAGAATACCGGTAAAATTCGCCACAGATTCGGCAGTAGCCAGTACTGCCTGTGTGTATCTGCGGAGCTGTGAAAACAATGGCAATGCCGGGGTAAGTTCCGGTACTCCGCGGTGTTGCCCCGGACGATCCATTCTGAAGCAGTGAAGCATAGCTTCGGCTGGAATAACTACCGCTGAACTATCAAAACTTATGCGGTCGCTTCCGGGGTGCTGCTTCAGTACGCGGTAAGAATCTGCATTGCCGAAAAAATCAAAAGTTATACCGTCAACTTCATTGTCATCCATGGAAAAATAATTGCCGCTGGTAACCTGATCGGCTTCGATGAGCATTATATCCAGCTTGATTTCATGCATGACCTTGGGATTGGTGGACATTACCGCGAAAGTTTCGCCGTCCTGGCATCGCGCCATCCGCATGGTGCGCAGTTTTTCCGGCAGCCTGATTGCAGATGACCACATCATGAACTCAAGTTCGATTTCACGGTTTAGCTCATCATCGGAAGTCAACATCTGCAAGCGCGGTCCGGTGCCGATAACATCGTTTGCCAAAGTTAAAACAATGCCGCGGGCATAGGAGTTATTGGCGATTTCATAGCGTGATCTGCTCCGTAAAATGCGTCTGGCTTCAGGTGAAGCCGCCGCATCCGCGCTGAGATAATCAGCCATGGCCCAGTGCCGTCGATTGTCGTTGGTGGTCTGGGCTGCATCATAACGCGCCCGCACCTGCCGGTTCCAGCCAGGAGTCTGCCTGACTGGCTTGGTTTGAACCGGTGCAGGTGCGGCCTGAATTACATCGCCGCCGGGTGAATAAAGTATGCCGTTTCCTTCCACTATAAAACACTCCCCGGCGGTATAAGTTTGCCTATTCTGATTCCAATGTTTTTCTTTTTCATGGCTTGTTTTGAGTTCAGATAGCGGTCAGCTTCGATCTGGTCTTTGATGGAATGCTGTTCGACTTTCTGCCCGTCGCTTTCGGCTGATTTGGGGCCCGTGGCATTGTCTTTGATTTTCTGTTCAAGTTCACTCATTGCAAAAATCCTCCACCATTTGTATTCTCATTCCTATCCATCTGGCACAATTAACGGTGAAAGCATTACCGCACGCTTTGTACCTTGCTCCGTCCGGGCATTCTTCTTCCGGTTTGCCGTTCCAGGCAATGCGGGTATGGTTATCTGGAAATCCCATCAACCTCTCACATTCAATCGGCATCATCCTGCGGACTACGGATTTGTAGGCGACTCCGTGCGGGGAAACCGTGTTCAGGGTGTATTGAATGCCTTCCTTTACCCCAGTGCCGTTGCCACCGTTTTTGACCTTGCGGTTGATGATGTTTTCAGCTATCCCATAACTTTTGAGTACGCCATAACTGTCACATCCGCTGCGCAGTGTCGGAGCCAAATTTTCTTCATATCCGATGCTCCCGGCTTTTTGCCCTTGTCCCGGCAAAAATCCAGCGACTTGAACTAGTGGAGTATTATTGCCACCAGTGCCAAATCGGGCATTTATCTGCGGACATACTCCGTCAGTTAATTCCTTTATCCTGGAATCGTTCGGATGATTTTCGTAGCAAATGACCGGTGGTTGCTTGTAATCAGTCGCCCTGAGTGGATAATGAATTTGCTCCTCGGCTTTGAATTCCTGCGGACGATTATTCAAGCAAACCACTGTTGTCGGTTCCGCTCCGTTGACCTTGACAGTTCCGGAAACTTTATCCTGCTGCCAGAATCCAGAACCGGATTCCCGGCAGACTATTGGGGCTTCATGGTTGCAGTTCAAAGTCGGAGATTTTTCGCTCAAAACTTCTGCGTTGCCTTGACCGTGGGCCATGCAAAGCATGCCCGTTTGATTTCGAATCGCACCATCCTTGCATTTTGTATCAAGGGTGGCGCTTACTTCTGATTGACGACCTCCTGCAGGGCCGACTTCAAATCCGCGGGCAAATCCTTGCCCCGTTTTTCGCTCCGGCGGAGTATGCCCTCGCAGGCTTTCTTTGTCAAAAAGTACCGCTGCGGCACGTTCCCAGCTTCCAAGATATCCGACAAGGAACAGACGCCTTCGTCTTTGAGGCACAGCCCTCGGATACCCGTCCACTCGCACAAATTGAGCGTCAAGAGTTCGCCATGCCAAACCGTATCCGCCGGGAGCCGGGGTGACGATGCCGGAGTTTTTCCAGCCTCGGACGAGCTCGCCGTTTTTCTTTCTTCTGAGCACAGGAACTTCAACTTGCCATCCGCAGAAAGCTGATAGTATTTGAGCGAAGGCTCGGCCAAGCCCCTGACTGGCGAGGCCCACCACGTTTTCGAATACCAGCCAGCGTGGGCGAATGTTGTGAGCCAGCCGTGCAAATTCAAGCGAGAGGTTCCCTCGCGGATCATCAAGTCCTTTTCTAAGCCCCGCAACAGAAAAACTCTGGCAGCTTGGGCCCCCGACGAGCAGGTCGATTTCACCATCATAATCATCCTTGGTTATTTTTGTAAAATCCCCGAAATTCGGAATATTTCCGCCATCCGGAAACTTGTCGATTTGCTTTTTCCACAGTTCACGCTGTTTGCGCTCTTTTTCGGAATCAGCCTCATTCGGTTCCAGCACGCACATTGGCTTAGTAGCCCCGAACTTCTGCATCAGTACCGCGCATGGGAATGGCTCAACTTCCGCGAAAAACGCTGGTTTCCAGCCCAACGGCTCCCATGCCAAGGTAGCAGCTTCAACACCGCTGCATATACTTCCATATCGCATTACTTCAATTTTCCTTTCTTTTTCATTCTGATTATTCCGTCGGCGAGAATGGATGCGACTTCCTTGACGGCGTCGCCGGACTTGGCTGGTTCTTTGGAATTCATATGGAGCTCCGGGATAGGTTTGAAAAAACTCGTGGGTCTCTACTTCTTTATCCGTCAGTCGAAAGCAAAAGTGCGACATTTTGAGCTTAAAGCAGTTTCAAAAAAGCGGTTATTTTCAGCGTTTTTTTACTATTCGCGGATTTTGGGCGGGGGAAATAATTTATTTGAGCTCAAGAATTGAAAGATAGTTTCAGTAAAATTCCGGTAAAAATGTGTATCTCGGTAAATATTTACCGGGGTTTTAGAAATTTACCAAAAAAAAACGAAAATTTTTTATTGCAGTTATCATTCTGACAATAAGCACCTTGTAACTTTTAAGCAAAAACGCAAAATCCTTTCCGAGCCGTTTTGGGTAAATATTTACCAAAGAGTTTATGAAAGGCTCATTGATAAACTCTCGATCGCCTTGGGAAAATCTCCCGGGCCTTTCGCTCCAAAGCGATCAGCCCCAAAAAGGAGACATATCTCATGTCGACAAAAAATTCGTATCATGGAATCAATCGCAAACTCGTATCGGCAGCCCGTAAAATGGCTGCTTGGGCTGTGAAAAGAAATATTATACCTCACAGCGACCAGCCAGACTTGGAACAGGAACTTGTCATAATGTTGCTTAACAAAATGAGCAATTATGACAGAAAAAAATGCGCTAAAAAAACATTTGCATACCATCTTTGCCTGGATTATCTAAACGACGTCCATCGGGATCGCAACCGTCCTTCCAGAAGATTTCAGTTCAATCTACAATCTTTGAATAATGAAGTTGAAATAGATGGAGAAGTAGTGGAACTCATTTCTCTGATAGATGAAGATTCAGAATTGAAAAACCATTATTGCTCTGAAACTAGACAGGTTAAAAATGCTGACTTGAAGATAGATATTGAAGCTTTCCTTGAACATCTATCGCCTGATTGCCGGAAAGTTTGCGAATGCTTAAAGACAATGAATATCACTGAAACGGCAAAGTTTTTAAATGTCACCAGACGGACCGTACAAAGAAAACTTAGGCGTATGAAAAATATATTTTCAAATCATTTTTCTGACTCTCTCCTAAGCTCAAAATGTCGCACTTTTGCTTTCGACTGACGGATAAAGAAGTAGAGACCTATCGTTTTTTTCAACCCCTGTCACCAAAGGATTCCATATGCAGAAACCTGACTTTATTACCGTCGAAAGTTTCCAGGATTATCACATGCGGAAGGACAAATACCTTTCCAGCCACATGCTGGGAGATTTCCGCAAATGCCCGGAGCTTTATCGTAGAAAACATGCCGGATCAATCGAAGATGAAGACCGTCCGGCGTATGTCATCGGGCGTGCCGCGCATTGCATGATACTTGAAGGCGGCGATGCTTTCAACCGGGAATACTCTGTAGGCGAACCGATAAATCACAGAACCGGCAAGCCTTACGGCAAAAACACCCAGGCTTACCATGAATGGCTTGAATGCCAGGAGAAAGAGGTAATTTCTCCCTCGGATTTTGATTTCATCAAACGCCTCCAAATGTCCGTATGGCTTCACGACAAAGCGGCGGAACTGCTTGACGACGGCATTGCCGAAGGCGTGATAAGAGCGGATTACTGCGGCTTCCCATGCCAGATTCGAATGGATTTTTTCAACCATGATTACGGCATAATTGATCTTAAAACCTGCGACGACCTTACCTGGTTTGAAGCTGATGCCAGGCGCTACGGCTACATCTACCAGCTGGCATTTTATCAGGCGGTATTGAGGATTGTTTCCGGTAAAAAATATCCCGTGCATATCATTGCGGTTGAAAAGAAAGAACCGTTTCGCTGCGGCATCTGGCGCCTTGCCGACACAGCTTTGAACTTTGCTGAAATGGAAAACGCCGCCGCCATCGAAAGACTGAAAAAATGCCGCGAGACTGACATTTGGCCGACCGGCTATGAAGCAATAAGAACCCTTGATTCAATTTAAAACCAGCAAAAGGAGACCACTCTATGAGCTTGCTTGAAAACATCAAATCCGGAAAAGAGTCGAAGCCGCCAAGGATCATGTTATATGGTTCCGAAGGAGTCGGCAAAAGCACCATGGGCGCATCAGCTCCCAATCCGGTGTTCGTTCAAACTGAAGACGGCCTCGGCGAAATTAACTGCCATAAGTTTCCATTGGCTAAAAATTTTAACGAGGTCATCTCATCGCTGCAGGCGCTGTACAAAGAGCCTCATGATTTCCAGACCGTCGTAATAGATTCCTGCGATTGGCTGGAGCGGCTGATTTTCGATGAAGTCTGCCGGGAATACGGGGTTAGAAGCATCGAAAAAGCTGACGGCGGTTATGCCCGCGGCTACACACATGCTCTGGTCCACTGGCGCAAAATTCTCACTATTCTGGAAGTGCTCCGGGATGAAAAGGGCATGGCCTGCATTTTAATTGCGCACTCGAAAATCGAAAAATTCGAAGACCCGGAATCTTCCGCTTACGACCGTTATTCGCCTCGGCTTCACAAACACGCCAACGCCTTGATTTCGGAATGGGTGGATGCGGTTTTATTCGCTACGCGCCGCTTCAGAACGCAGAAAGAAGACGCCGGATTCAATCGTGAACGCACTATCGCCGCCCCCATCGGAGCCGATGGGGGAGAACGGATTATTCGAACAATCGGCGGCCCCGCCTGCGTGGCTAAGAACCGTTTTAACCTGCCTGCGGAACTGCCGTTGTCATGGGATGCGTTCATGGCGGCGATGGTAAACGACGGAGCGGAAAAATGATCCGGCGCAAGTGGGTCATTTATGACCGTAAATCGCGGCGGATAATAAGCGTTGTCTACCATTTCAGAAAAGATGTCCTCCATGATTTAAAGTTGCTCAATGATTACTGCGGTAAACGAAAATACGCGATGCAGCTGATGAGAACCGACATGGGAAACAATAAAATCATCAGCCGCTATCCGGATATTCAACTGGAAAAAATACAAAATTTGGAAAAGGAGGTGGTGCAAAATGAGTAAACGGTGCGGGCTTTCCTGCGAAATTTACTCGCGATCGCGTCTGTGGATATTTCAGGCCGATAGCGCAATGGCACAAAGGTAAAAAAGAAGAATTCAAGGATAGAAAAGTTTTTAAAGTTACAGAACCATCAAAAAGGAAAAAATAATTATGGCGACACTTGATTTTAACGCTCACGAAGTAGACCCGGCAGTAGCTCTGGAAGCGGTACCGGCAGGTAAATACAATGCGCTAATCACTGAATCTGAATTCAAACAGACCAAGTCGGGCAACGGACATTTCCTGGAGCTCACATTCGAGATAATTGAAGGTGAATTCAAAGGCAGGAAAGTCTGGGCGCGATTGAATTTGGACAACCCGAATCAGCAGGCGGTGCAAATCGCCAGAGGAGAGCTTTCGGCTATATGCCGGGCGGTGAATGTCATGCAGCCGAAGGATTCAGTTGAACTGCATAATCTGCCTTTGGAAATTTCCGTAAAATGCAAAAAGCGCGATGATTCGGATGAGCTCTCAAATGAAATCAAAGGCTATGCGGCAAAGGGAAGCTCCGGCAGTCCTTCCGCTCCAGCCGAACAGGCGCAAACCAACACCGCACCTTGGAAAAGATAAAAGCTTTTCCTCTTCCCGGGGGATGCAAGTCCCCCCATTTTTTAATCTTTAAACTTTGAAAAAATGGAGTTTTTGTTTTGGAACTTGAACTGCCTTATCCGCCTTCAATCAATCATTATTACCGCCATGTTGGACCAAGAGTCCTTATCAGCAGAGACGGCCGCAAGTATCGTGAACGGGTAGTAAATATTCTGAAAGCCAACGGCATAAAACCGCTTGACGGTCCCCTGCGAATGACTATCGAAATATACCCGCCCGATAAACGGCGAAGGGATATTGACAACACACAGAAAAGCCTGTGGGATTCGCTCCAGCATGGCGGAGCTTACCATGATGACAGCCAGATTGTACGATTCGAAGTTATAAAACGTGAAGCGCTGCCGCCTGACGGCATGGTTTTCGTGAGGCTGTCGCCATGCAGTTAAGGCCGTATCAGATTGAGGCGGTTGAGGCCGTTTATAAATATTTGCGCGAACATGACGATAATCCCTGTGTTGTCCTGCCGACAGCGGCCGGAAAAACTCCGTGCCTTGCGACAATCTGCAAGGACGCCGTATTGCGGTGGAGCGGGCGTGTACTAATCCTGGCGCATGTCAAAGAATTGCTCGAACAGGCAGCTGAAAAGCTGGAAGCTATCTGCCCGGAAGTACACGTCGGTATTTATTCGGCAGGTCTGAACCGCCGCGATACGCTTGCCCCGGTAATTATTGCCGGAATTCAATCTGTGTACAAACGCGCCAGCGACCTGGGAAAGTTTGATTTGATTGTTGCAGATGAATGCCACCTTATCTCCAAAGATGGAATATACCAAAAGTTCCTCTCCGAAATGAAAGAAATCAATCCCGACGTTCGCTTAATTGGCCTTACCGCTACTCCCTACCGGATGAAATCAGGCATGATCTGCGCCCCTGATAATCTGCTTAATAATATCTGTTATGAAATCGGCGTCAAAGAGCTTATTAATCAGGGCTATCTGTGTCCTTTGGTATCAAAAGCCGGCAGGCGCGAAGCCGATACTGACAAGCTTCATATCCGCGCTGGGGAATTTATCGCTTCCGAAGCCGAAGAACTGATGAATGAGGATAATCTGGTGCTTGCCGCCTGTGAGGAAATCATTTCTTATACCAGGGACCGCAAATCCTGCCTGATTTTCTCTGCCGGAATAAAACATGCCGAGCATATCGCGGCTACTCTGCGCGGAGAATTCGGTGTTGAAGCTGAGTGTGTTTTCGGGGAAACATCATCACTATTCCGAGAGCAGTATATTGAAGATTTCAAAACCGGCAAGCTTAAATATTTGATTAATGTAGGAGTGCTAACGACCGGATTTGACGCACCCAATATAGACTGCGTGGTTTTGCTGAGGCCGACTAATTCACCCGGGCTTTTCTACCAGATGACCGGTCGCGGCTTCAGGCTGCATCCTGACAAAGATAATTGCCTTATTCTTGACTTTGGCGGCAATATAATGCGGCACGGGCCAGTAGACGCCATCACGATAAAAGAGCCCGGCAAAGGCAATGGAGAAGCCCCCGCGAAAAAGTGCCCTGACTGTAATTCCGTTATTCATGCGGCGTATCATACTTGCCCTGACTGTGGATATATATTCCCGCAACGGGATAAAGACAAGCACGACTCCAAGGCCGCTACCACCGGCATAATTTCAGGTCAGGTTGATTATACGGATTACGATGTGAAAGCGGTGTTTTATTCCGTTCACATTAAACGCGGCGCTGATCCAGAAGATCCGAAAACCATGCGGGTTGAATATTGTGTAGGCTTCAATCATTACATCAGCGAATGGGTATGCCCGGAACACACAGGTTACGCGAGAAATAAGTTCGAAGCCTGGTGGAAGAAACGTTCCAATGTCCCACCTCCTGATACCGCGCAGGAAGCGGTAAATCTGGCAAATGACGGGGCGCTGGCCAAGCCCTCAAAAATCATCGTTAAATCCATAGCCGGGGAAAAATTCGACCGCATTGTTGATTACGAGTTAAACCCTATTCCTGAATACATCCCGGAGCCTGGCTGGAATGACGCGGAGCCTTATGAAGCTGAAGATTACATGGAAGATGATATTCCATTTTAGAGTACAATTATGCAAAAAATTACTAAAAAACCGGATAAAAATAATTGATGAATCCTTCACAAGTAACCAAAGCCCTGCAATTATTTTTCAGGCCTGGCGACGTGTTTGAAATCCGAGCCCTGGGCGCAACTACGCCGGGATATCGGCGCGAGCATATTGAAGCCGGATATTTTGACCATGATCACATTGGAGAAATCCCGAAAGCGCTGAATAATATTTCAGCCAGAGGGGTGTATTTTACCCCGAACCCGGTCAATCCTGCATTGCTGGCCAGAGCGGCAAACCGGATGAAGCCCGCCGGAAAAGATTCAAGTACAACTGACTCGGATATAATTCGCCGCCGCTGGTTTCTGATCGACTGCGATCCCGTGCGCCCGGCTGGGATTTCGGCTACAGACAAAGAGCATGAAGACGCGCAGTACAAGGCAATCGAAATAAGTGACGGCTTGAAATCCATGGGCTGGCCGCAGCCGGTATTTCTGGATTCCGGCAACGGAGCTCAGTTGATGTACCGTGTTGATCTGCCGGTAGAAGATAATGGGCTTATTCAAAGTTGCCTGAAAGCCTTATCCTGCGTCTCGGACGAAAAGGTAAAAATAGACCAGACAGTTTTTAATCCAGCCCGCATCTGGCGACTTCCCGGGACCATGAACCGCAAAGGCGATGAGATCGATGACCGCAAATACCGCATAGCGGCAATTATCGAAGCTCCGGAGAACTTTGAAATAGTCCCGGAATCAAAACTTCGGGAGCTTGCCGGCGATACACCGCAAAATACTATACCAGCACCTATTTCCGGCGATACTTTTAATCTTGACGCCTGGATCGCGCAATACTGCCCGGATGCCGAAGGCTCCGAATCATGGAAAGGCGGCCGGAAATGGATATTGCCAGTGTGCCCTTTCAATCCTGAACACACCAATCGCAGCGCGGTAATAACCGAACAGGCGAACGGTGCTATCGGCTTCCGTTGTCTCCATGACAGCTGTATCAATAACGACTGGAAAGCCCTGCGCAGGCTCAAGGAACCTGAAAAAATATCCGAGCCATTACCGGAGGTGGATTTATCGGGGATAACAAAACAAATAAGCAAAAAAAAGCCGGAACAGCTTCTCGTTCCGGTAAATGCGGCCGAATGGTTAAAAATAAAACTGCCTCCGCCTGTAACTATTGTGGAAAACATTATCGACAAGGGCAATAAAATTCAGATACTCGGCGATTCAAAACTAGGCAAAAGCTGGTTTAATCTTAACCTCGCCGTGGCTATCGCGACCGGGCGCGAATTTCTTAATTGGAAAATTCCGCTTCCCAGAAAAGTACTGCTTGTCCAGCTGGAAATTGGCGGCGTTTATTATCAAAAACGCCTTCAATATGTCTCCGATGCCATGCAGATAAGACAGGAAGATTTGCTGAATCTCGAAATAATCAACGGGCGCGGCCTATCGCCTTTGCTTGAAGGGGAAATTTTTCGAGAGCTTCTGGATATCGTCTCCGGCTATGACGTTATTTTCATTGATCCGCTTTATAAAGTTCACAGCGGCGACGAAAACAAAGCTGACGATATGAAACGGCCGCTTCTGGCCTTTGACCGCCTGTGTGAAGCCAGCGGCGCCGCTGTTGTTTATACCCACCATAATCCCAAAGGGCTAAGCGGAGATCGCAAGCTTGTCGATCGCGGCAGCGGGAGCGGAGTTTTATCCCGCGACTACGATGCAATGATAAGCCTGTCTCCACATGTACAGCAAGATTTACTTGTTCTTGATGTGCTTAACAGGCATTACCCGTCACCGCATCCTGTAAGCCTGATGCGCAATGCGGGAATATTCAGGATAATTAATATTGAACCGGAAGAATTAACCAGTATGACGGCGGCGGGTAAAAAGAAAATGACCTTGCTTGAAGCTATGCTCGCCGCAAAGGAAGCGGATATAATCGTTCCCGGAGAAAAATTGAATGCGGAAGATATTGATGATCGTCTTGTCAGCATTTGCGGGCTTACTGTGCGCATGGCGCGAACAGTACGTTCAAAAATGGTTAAAGACGGCAAGTGGACAATTGAATCAGGGGATAAAAATTCTAAAATCTACCGTCTTGGAAACGGCCACTAATTGGCTCCGGAAAATCTAAAAATTACAAAAATGACAAAAATGACAAAGCTTGTCAGAACAGAAAATGAGAAAAGCTAGAATTAAATCTAAAAATTACAAAATTTACAAAAATCACAAGTTTGTAAAGTTTAAAAATGAGAGCTAGGAGCTTAAGCCACAAGATGCTTAACATAAACATTTTAAGTGCTTATTTTAAATTAAAGATAAAATCTAAAAATTACAAAATTTACAAAAATGACAAAATCTGTAAGAACAAATCCATGGCGTAGCGGCCCTGTTGTTACGACATGTCTTTTCCCCCTTTAGGGGGGAAGACTGTTGTAACAGCAGAACGCCGCGTCTGTAAAATTTAGAGAAAATCAATGAAAAAGCACTTTGTAAAATTATCTGCTCAATACCGGGGAAAATAAAAATATTTAGTTCCCGAAATCACATCGGGAATTAATCCGCAGATATAGCAACGATAAACTTGATGTCACGAAAATAAGAGCTTTGTATACGGTAAATCAAATAGACACTGAAATTTTTAACCAGCCAAAGGAGGCAGCCCATGAAGAATTACGCTAACGCTAAAAACGTATTACCGGAGAAATTATTCAAGGAAGTGAGAAAACATTACACGGGCTTATTATATATTCCGGAAGAACCGCATCGCGAACAGCGACGGAAACTGGTAATGCAACTATCCCATCAAGGAGCGCCGTCAAATGAAATTGCGGTTATCGTCGGGCTCGGAGTCAGACGGGTAGCGCAGATCATGAAAGAAGAACGCGATAAAATGCGTCCAGAGGGCGCTCCGGCGACAAGAGTCATGGGACGAAGAATGCGGCGCAGAAAGCCGCAAGTCGCGTCAGAGGGGCGTTAGAACGCGTTTAAATGCGTCGAGATAATACTTTGTAAATCATTAAACCACAATTATTAAAGAGAAATATTTTTAAAAATATTTCCTATCCATTACTCATTGCTGTCCATTCGTTTTAAAACACGAAACCCTCTCTTTGCATGTCCAGCTAAGCTCAAAAAATGTACCGAGCTATCGCGGCAAATAGAAACGATAAAGTTGGTTCCTCCTCGGCATCAACGACTTACAGGGCAGCGGAAGGGGTAACGCTATTCAGCACAGTTTGTTTTAACTGGCAGAATTTTAAAACCCGCTGATTTTCAGGAAGTTACAACCCGAAAAATCGGGCTTACCGGGAGCCCCTTAGCGCCTCAAAATGCCCCAAAATACCGCCAAAAATCCAATGTGCGGGGCGTAAAACGTAAAAATCGGCACTGTGTCTCGGCAGTAACTACTGAAAATAGCACTGTGTCTCGTGCTAAGACGCGGAAAAAGGCACTGTGTCTCAAAATAACAATCTCAAAACAGGAGAAATCATGGAATCTGAAATCACTGACAAAGTCATCAATTCGGCATCAACAGAATCCGTACCGGAGAAAATCGCCAGACAGATCGAAAAACAAATCAAAAATGGGAAACTACCACCGGGAGATATGTTGTTAAGCCTGCGGGAGCTAAGTGAAAAATTGAATGTTGATATTAACTATGTCCGGGATGCCCTGGAATTATTGCAGGATGACCATCTGATCAAAATTAATCCCGGAATTGGCTCTACTGTGCTGGCGCCCAACGAATGGAAGCATGCGGCGCTGCTGTTGCCGGACACGGCTTTCGGGCATTACGAAACCATATTCAAGGAAATATCATATCACCTGAAAGCCGCTGGCTGGACGCTGGATTTATTTACGCACCATGGAAAGCTAGAACTGCTGCAACAGCACCTGAAAAAGATTGGCAACGGTGATTACGCCGGGGGAATGGCTGCGATGCCGGTCGCGTTGGTTCATCAGGCAGAAGATATTTTCAGCAAATTGCATTTTTCGGGATTTCCGTTCGTATCCATCGGCGGCGGTTTGAATTGCTGGACGATTGACGACCGACTTTACGAATGCGGTTACTGGGGAACAAAACACCTAATTGAGCAAAAGTATAAACGGATTGCTTTTGTCGGGTGCCGGAGCTATGACGGCGAAGAATTTATCAACGGCTGCAAACAAGCATTGAATGAAGCAAACATTGATGATTTCGGAACCGGCTATGCCGAGGACGCAGAATTCGCGCTGACGATATTAAACAACTGGCTCAGCCTGTCCAAAATGCCGGATGCAATTTTTTACCAGCGATCGACGCATGGTGCAAAATGTTTTCAGTTTATGCAGGCAAAAAATATCCAGATCGGAACTGAAATCGGATTCATAACGCTTGACGATACAACGTTTCATCGCTATACCGCGCCCGGTCCAAGCACAGTCAGACGTTATCCAGAAAAAATCGGACGGCAAGCCGTGGAACTTTTCCTGGAACTGGTAAACATCCCACGCAAAGAACGCATGGCAAAGCTGGATACACCCAAGCAGATAAGCGGCGATATTGCCGTTCAACCCGGGCGTAGCAGTTGCGGCAAAAGGCGGCGTGGCATGGTCTACCGAGCCATGAACCGCATCCCGACAGTACAGGAACAACTACTGGAATATTACCCGCCAGAACCGCCAATGCCGCCAGGATTCTGGAACGGATATAACCAAAAATAAAAAAGCCGGATGCAACGGCTCGGTGGTGCAGCGGACGAAAACGCTGCCCGCTCCTCTTGACGGAGCGGAATGTAAGCTGCGCAGCAGCGCTAACGAAAAGTACCTATCTCAAAAAGCGAGCTTTACGGAAATGAGCCTGCGAAGTTTTCGTAAAGATGGAGCGTTTGAGTTTCCTCCTCAGTAATCCCCAATAAACCCCAAAAAGGAAAAAATATTATGCAAATAGAATTACGAAACATCAATGAAATTAAGCCCTATGAAAAGAACCCGCGTATCAATGACGGTGCTGTGGAAGCGGTGGCAAACAGCATCAGGGAATTTGGCTGGCATTCGCCAATCGTGGTTGATAAAGATGGAATAATAATCTGTGGACACACCCGCCTATTATCCGCAAAGCATCTGGGACTGGAGCAAGTGCCGGTACATGTCGCAACCGATCTTTCGCCTGAACAAGTAAAGGCATACAGGATTGCTGATAACAAAACCGGTGAGATCGCAGAATGGGATTATGATCTGCTGCCGATTGAGTTAGCCGAACTTCAGGATATGGATTTTGATTTGTCGCTGCTGGGCTTTGACACATCTGAATTGGAGCAAATCCTCAACGGTGATGATGTGGTTACGGCAGGCCAGACTGATCCAGATGAAGTTTCCGAAACACCTGAGATCCCGGTCAGCAAACGTGGTGAAATATACCAGCTCGGTCCCCATCGCCTGATGTGTGGAGATGCAACCAGTTCTGTGGACGTTGAGGCATTAATGGACGGTGAAAAAGTTGATTTATTATTGGAAGATGCCCCATATAATGTGAATTACGAAGGCGGTACCGGAATGACTATCCAGAACGATAATATGGGTGATTCCGAGTTCAGGATTTTTCTGACGGATGCTTTCAAATGCGCATATGATGTGATGAAACCTGGTGCGTCATTTTATCTTTTCCACAGCGATACGGAGGGATATAACTTCAGGGGCGCATGTCGTGACGCCAACCTTAAAATCCGGGAATGTCTGGTATGGGTAAAAGATACGCTGGTGCTTGGTAGACAGCCATACCACTGGCGGCATGAACCATTAATTTTCGGCTGGAAGGACGGAGCCGCACACAGTTGGTATTCCGACCGAAAACAAACCACGGTGTTGGAATTTGACCGCCCCAAGAAAAGCGAATTGCACCCGACTACAAAGCCTGTTGAAATGCTGATTTATCTCATCAAAAATTCTTCGCAGCGTGATGAACTGGTTGCGGATTTCTTTGGAGGTTCCGGCAGCACGCTGATTGCCGCTGAACAAACTGGTCGCAAGGCGTACCTCATGGAGCTTGATGAAAAATACTGCGATGTCATCCGCAAACGCTGGGCTGAATTCGTCCATGGCGAAAATTGCGACTGGCAGGCATTAACCCCGAAAATATAA